CCTGTAACTACATTTTCTATGTTTGTATAACTGTCATCAGACATTAATACTTGACTTCCTGTCATAGCACCCTTTCGTGTAATAGTAGTAGTTGCATAAGAACCCGAATCACCTGATAAAATATAATGAGGTAATTGAGTTTGAAAAACATTCACATCCGCTGTAATTGAACCACGTGGTTGTAAAAAAATATTTTCTTGTGGAGTCAGCATCACAATGCCCCTCACCTCGGAATAATAGGCTCCATTATAATTTAAATCGGGTTGGATAAACTCCTCACAATAAGATTGAGAAAGTAAATAATCTTTATTATCATCCGTTATATCATAAAACTGAAAAGAATTCATAAGTAAAGTTTGATAATCTACTGTGGGGTCTTTAATAAGTACATCTGGAACACCAACACCATTAGAAAATCCATCAGGTAAATCTGCCATTTTTCTTGGCATCAAAGATTCAATTCCAGATGAAGATGCGAAATTCCTAAATTCTCTTTTATCCGATGCTAAATAATCAATAGGACTTGCAGAATCAAATCCAAATCGTAACACAAAAGTAGTATTAGGAACATCAAAATCTGGTACCGGAGTAGGATAGGAGGGCTGAACATAAATACTTGATGTAAACCCATCTATGTCCAAACTGGCTGTTATATCACCCACTAAGTTCAAAGATGGTATAACAGTTCCTTCTTCATTTCGTGTAACCAAAACTATAGTGTCATAATTATTTGCTTTCCACCAAGTAACTGCACTATCTAAAAAATTAGTTTCAGGTGGAGTTTGAATATTCGTGTTAAGTTCTAATAACTTTAATGATCCACTTGAAGGGACCCAATCATATCCGGCAATTACTCCATAATTATCACCCTTTCCCGACCAATATTCAGGATTACTTCCTGTTAAAAAGGGAGCGGCAGCTTGCAAAGACTGAGTTACAATAGAACTACTATAATTATTAAAACTAAAATAATTTAATTTCATTTAATTTCTTCCCAATTACATTTTTTAAATACATTTATGCTTTTTATATTCCACCCATCTACCATACTATAAATATCAATTTTCTTCTTATTTACCAAATTTGTAATTGAATATATTAATTGCTCTCCATATCCCGTATTTCTATAATCTTTATGTACATATAAATTACAAAGTTCATTTTCTATGATATTAAACCAAACCCACCCCACGATTTTATTATTTATTTCTAAAATATTAAAATACCATCCATCTTTTAATCGTTGTTTTGCATCTTCCATCGACCACATATCTTCCCAATTCAATTCTACTTGAAATTCATCTAGAGCCCGTTTTAATTTTTCTTCATCTAATTCAAAAACTTGATTTATTTCTGGTATAATGTCAACTTCTTTATAATTTATTAAATCCGGTTTAAATTTAATCATTTATTGATGTCCAATTCATATTCATAGATAGAAAACGGTGAACCATATAATTGGACCAATTTTTCTTTTCTTTATCATTGAGCGTATCCCAATAACCTTTTGTTTGTTTTCCTGTTATATGATTTATGTGGTCAAACAGTGTTTTTGTTTTGGTCATCTACAAATCTAATCTGGAAAGTGAATCATCTTTAGGCTCTTCTTCTATTCCACTACCTTCTAAAAATACCTTTGGGACTTTTCCGCATTGGCCACATGAGTATACTTGGATCGGAACGAGTGCTTCTTGTCCGGTGGGTGATAGGATTGCAGATATTCTCTTTATTATGTGTGAAGTAATAAATAGATAATTTCCACAATCATCACATTTTATTGTGTCTGCCTTTGTTAAATCAACCTTTTGTTGAATCTGTTGTGGTGGTTTTCGTTTAGCCATTTTGTAACTCCTCTAATGTAACCATTTCAACTCCGTGTTTCTGAACTACACGAGTTGTACATTTCTGTGCAAATTGTATTGCACTTTCTATGTTATTTGTTTCTAAATATTCCTTAACAAGTCCAGCTATAAATGTATCACCTGCCCCACTAACATCTTTAACTGGAACTTTTTCTACTGAAAATACTTTATCTTTATATCTACATCCATTACCTCCAAGTGTAACTATAAGTTTATCATCAAATCCTTCTTCAGATAGTAGTTCGTGATTTTTCTGATATTCTAACTCGTTTATTTTTATGAAATCTGCACACTGTATCCACTTACCAAGTTTTTTCTTTGTATCTACAAATACATTATTATTATTTTCACAAATGAATTGTATATCTTCTTCTTCTAAAAATCCCTTACAGTAATCTGAAATAATGATTGCGTCAAGCTTGGTTTTGTGTCCAAATATTGGAGTAAATGAATTATCTACTATGCCACTTAGTATTTTCTTATCTATTCTATCACAATAATCATGTTCATCAACTCGTAATACCATTTGATTTGACCGACTATCCACGTAACGCTTCTTCACAATACTAGTTTCATTTGTAAGTGAATATACAGTCATTTCTAATGATTCAACATTATTCACCACATTTTTAGACATTCCTTCATTTTTAGTTTCATGTGTTGGAACAAATATTGGAACTGGGGCCTCTGGACTTATTCTATGTATATCACCGTATATAAACACATCTAAGCATTTATCTCCAATGACTAAAACATTCATATTATTCTATCACATCCATTATTCTGGATTCTTTTGCTGATTTTACTTCAAATGAAAATGGTGAATCTTTTAACCACTCATGTGCTTTGGTTTCTGCGATACTTACTGAATCACATTCTACCAAATAATTCCTACGGACTTTCTTTTCTTTTGATCCGTTTTTTGTTTGTATTTCTTCTATAAAAACTACCTGTACTTCGTAATAACTCATTTTTGTAACTCCTGTTTATTTTATTATATTTAATATATTAATCATTGTTGCCATAAAATTTATTTCTCTATCCACGATGTTTTTTTCTCTAAACTGACCTTCAGCCAGTTCTAATATACATTCCGCGACATGACCACTCGCCCATGAATCCAGTTCATCAAATAGTAATCTGAACATATCAGCAAATTCTGTAACTTGGGTGTCTGCTAATAATTGTCGTATATTCTTAAATGCGCTCTTCTTATCTTGTGACTTTAGTATTTCTAATAATTTTAATTTGTAATCATTTTCAACCATACTACGTTTATCAACAGTCAATTTACCATTTATAGATTGCTGTTGGACTGAATTGATTATTCGTCTAATGTCTGGATACCCACTATTAACGTTCAATACTATGTCCTCTACGTTGTATTCTATTTCTTCCTTATCCAATATACCCTTTATATGTACTGCAATTTCTTTTTTGGATGGTGGAATTATCTGAAATGTTTGACATCTACTTTGGATTGGATCAATTATTCGTTCTACATAATTACAGGTTAGAATAAACCGAGAATGTTTACTGAACGTTTCCATTAGATTTCGTAGTGCTGCTTGACCTTGTGGGGTGACGAAATCACAATTATGTGTAAGTGTTTCTGTTTTACCTATTACGAAATTATGATTACCATCAACTGACAAGTCATACACGTGCTGGGTGTCTTTTAATTTTTTTATAGATTTAATCTTTATCTTGTTCACTATAACCTATTCCCACATACATTTTATTTAATTGTATTTTGTTATTATCAATAAATATTTCTGAATTTATATAATCCATAATATTATTTTCATTTATCCACTTGAATTTATATCCACTCACATCACAATGTTTTATTAAGCTGTCTATTTTTTTTGTTTGTTTTAAGAAAAAACTTCTTGGTTTTATTTCATACAATATCTTTGTATCTTTATCGTAAAAATCACCCATATAAACTCTACCATTATCCGTTTTTTTAGTTCTACATTCCTTACTTTCATATTCTAAATGTTGATTACTATACCAAAAACAAGCTTCCCACGAATTCCTAAACTTTTTAACTTTACCATTAACTTCTATTATAGCATCCCAATGTGTAAATGTATTTGTTATTGGTGGTGTAAATTCACCATTGGAAATCTTTTCTCTCATCAACTTTGAGTTTAATTTTGCATTTCTTTTTATATTAGCCTTACCCTTTTCAGTCTGGTTAAACTCTTTCATCTTTTTAGAATTGTGTTTTCCAAGTTGTGTATAAAATTGTTTAGCTTCATCCGATTGTAACCATTTTTTCTTTGTATGTTGTATCTTTTTAGCAATTTTTATATTATCTCGTTTTCGCATCCATACTCTATTACCGACACACTGATTACAATATTTTCCATTATTTTTTGTATGAAATCTAGAATCACAATGTTCACATTCTTTCAACCTACCTATTTTTTTACATTCATAACATAACAATTGATTCGACGCTTTAGCTACATAATCTTTACCACAACTGTCACAAATCTTATCATAATAATGAACTCCACCAAGGCCATTTCTATTTGCGGCATCTCTTAACTTTTGCCTTGTAGATTTTTTTATACTCATTTAACATCTCCATTGTTCATATATAAATATAACCAACTTGTGTTTTTCGAGTAAAAAAATCTAACTATGGTGATAAAATATGATTATAGTTATCCAACTGATTTGTTTTAACTACAATTGGATTACCATTTTTATCTTCGACGTACCATTTATGATCTTCAGTGCAAACAACTACTTCACCATTTTCAAGTTCAATCTCATACACCTCTTGTTCACCCTTATCCCACAAGTGGAATGGTCTCCACTGCCATTCTTCTTTTTCAACATTCCAAGATTTAACTAAATCATTGTTTTCATCAACATCTTTTATCGGAACTTGAATCTGTTCCCCATTCGATAATACAGTAACTAATGTATTTTCATCCAAACACTCATCAAGTACGACCACCTTTAAATCTTTAAATCCAATAGTTGATACGAATCCTTTTATTTTATTTCTAACAGAATCTACACTATTTTCATCACTCGCATTTATGTAAATATAGTCACATTCAATACTATTTGAGAGTATTTTTGCGAGAGTTGTCTTACCGGTTCCAGCTGGACCAAATAATAGTAAGTGTGGGATGTCTCCACTTTCCAAATAAACCCTTACCTTTTCCTTTAGGTGGTCGTTTCCTATGTAAGTGTCTAATGATGTTGGCCTGTATTTCTCAAC